AAAAAGAAAACTTGAAAAAAAATTAGAAAAAACTAAAAAAAAAAGAAGGAGGTGATATTGTTGGGAAAGAAAATGGATTTGATTATGAGAGTGCAAGGAGTTATTGATAAGTCTTTACCTGGTAATTTAAAAAAATTAGCTAATGAAGTTAAAAATTTAAGAGTTGCTAGGCAGAAAATGGAAAAGGCTCAAAGAACTTTAAAAGCTCAAAAAGAGCTAAACAAGGAGATAATGAACAATGTTTCTAAGTATAGAAAACTTAGAAATGAATTAAAGGCATTAGATGAGATAAAAAAGAGAAATAATAGTCTTACTGATGCTGAAAAAAAGAAATATGAGAGCTTAACCAAAAAAGCTAAAGCCTTAGAAACAACTATAAAAGCACAATCTAAATCATTCCAAAAATATGGAATGGAACTTAAAAAATTGAAAATTCCTTTTGACAATTTGCAAAGTGAAATTGACCAAACTATAAGAAAAGAAAAAGAGTTACTTGCTCAACAATCAGCTATTGGAAAGATTAAAGGAACATTCCAGAATGTAAAAGGTAAAATAAAAACTGGAATGAAAGTTGCGGCAATTGCTACCATAGGTGCAGCAATTGGAATAGGAACTTCTTCTGTTAAAGAATATTTAGAATTTGATAAACAAATGATAAAAGTTAAGGCTTTAACAGGAGCTACTGCTGAAGAATATGAAGCTTTAAAGAAAAAAGCAATGGAAGTTGGAAAAACAACAATATTCACCTCTGAAGAGGCAGCAATAGGGATGCAAAAATTTGCTTTAGCTGGTCATAAAACTAAACAAATAATAGAAGAAATACCACCAATTTTTGATTTAGCAGCAGCTTCTGGAGAAGATTTTGTTATGATAGCTGATATGATATCAGATCACATGAAAAATTTTAATATAAAAACAAGTGATATGGGGCATGTTGCAGATGTTTTAGCTAATACGGTTTCAAATACCAATGTAAATGTTCAAATGATTAGTGAGTCTTTGAAATATGTTTCAAATAGTGCAATGTCAGCAGGAATGGATTTAGAAACTACAGCAGCAGCAATTGGTTTAATGGGAGATAGTGCTTTAAAATCAGGACGTTCAGGAAGATATTTAGTAGATGCATTGTCAAGCCTAAAAGAAGCTAAAGTTCAAAGAGCATTAAAAAAAATGGGAGTTAATGTCTTAGATGCTCAAGGAAAATTTGTTGGTTTTACTAATGTGATGAAACAACTAGATAAAGTTATTGATAAAAATAATCCTTTTAAAACACAAGGACAGCTAATAGAAATATTTGGAAAACAAGGTTCAGAAGCATTTATGAATATTCTTATGGCTGAGAAGGAAATAAATGGTACAACTTATAAAGGAGTAGAAGCATTAGAAAAATTTATTGAAGCCAATAGGAATGCTATTGGTAAAGCTAAGGAAATGTCAGATACCATTTTAGATAGTCCCTCTGGGAAATGGGCATTACTTGAATCAGCTATTTCAGATGTAAAGTTGAAAATAGGACAAGCTATTTTTACAAAAGGTGGAAAGCAATTAATTGATATAGCTATTGAATGGCTTAATGAACTTTCAAATGTTCTTTCTGGAAATTTTAATGATACAAAAGCTAATAAGTTTTGGCAATCATTTATTGAAAATGGAAAAATTTTCTTAGATGCATTAGTGCAGATAGGAAAAGCACTTTGGGGAATTTTTACTATTCTAAATAAAATCGGAATAGATAAAATCTTAATATTTTTAACAATTTTGACTGTTCTATCTAAAATTGTTCAATTTGTAACTGTAATTATTCCAATTATAAAAGTTGTTTGGATGGTCATAAGTGCAATTGGAGCTGCAATAGCAGCAGTTGGTGGAGCAGTAGTTGCAGTAGTAGCTGCTATTGTTGCAGTAATAGCTGGTGTAATATATCTTGTTATTAAATATTGGGATGAAATAAAAGCATTTGTAAAAGCTATTCCTGGATTTTTAGTAGAATTTTTTACAGGCGTTTGGAATGTACTTAGTGGAGTTATTGGAGCTATATGGCAAGGTATTGTAGATTTATTTAATTGGATATTGAATAAAATTACTTGGCTATGGGATAAGATTGTTGGAGTTTTTTCAACTTTATGGTCAGTACTTACTAAGATTTTTAGTGCTATTTGGGATAAAGTTACAGGTTTCTTCCAAGGTCTATGGGAAAGTATAACTGGACTTTGGGATAAAGTAAAAACTGGATTTTCTGAAAGATTTACAGCAATGTTAAATTCTTTTAAAGATACTATTGCTAGTATTGCAGAGAAAATAAAAGGCTTCTTTGCGAAGCCATTTGAACTTATGTCTGATGCAATAGCTGGTGCAAAGGAAAAAGCATTAGATTTTGCAAGAAAAATACCAGGAATGAAATACATCATTGGAGAAAAAGAAAATATAGGAACTGCAAAAGCTACAATAAATGGAAGCCATGCTAATGGTTTAAATTATGTGCCATTTGACGGTTATATTGCTGAGTTACACAAAGGTGAAAGAGTTCTTACAAAAGATGAGAATGAAAGTATCTTTGGAAGTTTAAGAAATAGACTTCAAAATGCTACTCAAAGTAGTAAATCAGAAAATAGCACAAGTAGTGAAAAGTCTATTACTTATCAAATTTACAATAGTTTTACTTTTAATGGAGTATCTGAAGATACTAAAAATAGCATTATAGAAAATTTACAAGAAAAGTTAAATGAACTTGAAAGACAATTAGAAAAAAGTAAGGAGGAAAGAGAAACTTATGCAAGAACAAGTTTATAAGACAGAAGCAGGAGATACTTGGGATCTAATTGCTTTTAAACTTTTTGGAAATGAAAATCTTATGAAAGAGTTATTAGAAGAAAATATTGAACTCTCTGAAATAGTTATCTTTCCAGCTGGAGTTGAACTTTCTATTCCTGAAATAAAAGAAGATAAAAAGAGAGGTGTTGCTCCGTGGCTAGTTCAAACTTAGTTAGGAGAGCCTCTCCTACCTTTTTTATAGATAATAAAGATGTAACTGAAGAATTATTAAAACATATAGTTGATGTTGAAATTATAGATAATTTAGAAGGTACATTAGATGAAATTATAATAAAACTTAATAATGAAAATAATAGATTTCTAACAACAAACTGGGCTATTCCAAAGGGAACTCAAATAAAGTTTGGAATAAAAACTCTTAATTGGAATAGTGAATTTGAAGGAGAAAGCCAAAGTGATGTAGGAATTTTTAATATAGATATAAGACAATTCAACAGAAAAACAGCAACATTTAAAGGAATATCTGGTCCACTTAATTCAAGGGATGTTAAAAGGTCTAAGATATGGGCTAATATCTCTTTAGAAGCACTTGGAAAAGAGTTTGCTGATAAATATAAGCTAAAGTATTTTTATAAGGTAAAAGACAATATCACTTTAAAAAATATAAAACAAGAGGAAGAGGAAGATTTTTCCTTCTTAAATAAGATTGCCCAGGATGAAGGAGTAAAGTTAAAAATATCTAGTGGAATACTTATCTTATTTGAGGAAGAAATATTATCAGAAAATACTCCTCTTTTAAGTATTAGCTTGAACAATGTTGAGGAGTTTGAAATAAAAGATAAGTCTAACGATATTTATGATGCTATTGAAGTTAAATACTTTAATACTAAAAAACAAAAAGAAGAAAAAGCAATTATAACAAAACATGAACTTGAAACAGGACAAAAGTCTGATAGTTATAAAAAAGTTTATTCTTTAAAATCTAGGGCTAAAAGTGGAGACTTAAAAAAGTTAGCAAAGAAAACTCTTGAAAATGTCAATAAAAGAGAGATAGAAACGACTTTAAAAATTATTGGATGTAAGGAGTTATATTCAGGTTGCATTATAGCCCTATCTGATGCAGGAGAATTTTCAGGAAACTATGTAGTAACTAGACTACAACACAATTTCCCAAAATTTACTACATCTATTGAAATGTACAAAATAAAAAAAGATATGAAAGAGGAGAAAAAATAATGATTTCAGTTTTAAAAGGAACAGTAGGAATTATACAAAGTATCAATACAGCTGATTATACTGCTACTGTACAACTTCCTGAATACAACAATCAAATAACAGAGGGATTACAGATTTTGTCTCCTATAACATTTGGAAATAAAATAACTTCTATTCCAAAAGTTAATACTCCTGTATTTTGCATATTTCTAGGAGATGATACAGAAAGAGGTTTTATAATTGGAAGCTATTTTTCTGAAAAAAATGTAAGTAATTCACAAGAAGATGAATATAAGATTGATTTTCAAGGTTCAAGTTTAACTATAAAAGAAGATGGGAACATAGAGTTAAAAGGAACTTTAACAAAAATAGACAGTGAAGTTATTATAACAGGAGATACAACAATAGAAAAAAATATAACAGTTTCAAATAATGCAACAATAAATGGAAGTATGAAAGCAAAAAAAGGATTTGAAACAAATAAAGCAACACTAAAAGATGGAAAATTAGATGTTGAATCTATTGAATATAAGGAGATGACTAAGAAATGAATGTACTAAATAGATTAACAAAAGATTTTTTGAATAATTTTACTACATTTGATTTTTCAAGCAATTTAGGAAGTTATGGAGATATTATTTTTACTGTTGCTCGTGGGAATGTTTTAACTCCTGATGCCATTGATTTAAGTATTTCATCTAAAACAGAAGATCATGATAATCTTGGAGAAGCTCCTTACACAGAGTTTATTCGTAGAAATTTAAGAACTATTTCTTTAAATATTAAGTTAGTTTATACACTAACTAACATAAATGAAGCAATACTAAAATTAGAAAAGATTTGTGAAAATGGAGAATATTATCCACTTATTTTAGGAAATAAACCTCTATCAAAATATGGGTTTATGTTAACAGGCTTTAAACAAGGAATAAAAAGTACAAATTCAAATGGAGAATTGGAAATTGTAAACTGTTCTTTAACTCTAAAAGAATATATTCCGAAATTAGATAGACTTCTTTTACCAACTACTAATAATTTAACTACAGAAACTAGAAGAAATAATAGTAGTGGAAAAAATAAGAAGAAAAATAAAAAAGTATTAAAGAAAAAATCTAAAAAGAATGTTTATTCAAAAGATAAAAATGAAAAAAAATGGCTACATGGAGTAATTGAAGATGATTTAAGAGGATATTAATAGGAGGAAATTATGATAGTTTCAAATAAGACTATTCCTCAACATCCAAAATTAATGGAATTGTATATTCTGTTAAATACAAAAAGAGGAACAGTACCACTCCATAGAGATTTAGGAATAGATAACAGAATGATTGATAGACCAATTACAGTAATAAAAAATAGTATTTTTAATGACTTACAAATTCAAGTTAGTAAGTATATAAAAGGTCTTATATTAAATAATGTTGAATGTAAGGCTACTGAAAATGGACTTGAAATTGAATGTGAGGTTGAAATAGATGAAAGAATTTAATTTAATAGACTCTAATCCTGAAACAATTTTAGCTGATGCTTTAAGATTTCATGAAGAAATTACTGGAGAAAGATTAGAACTTTGTACAAAAGAAGCATATTTATACTCAACAGTTGCAGCATTATTATCAAATATAAAGGCAAATATGAATGATGTAGCAAAACAAAACTTCTTAAAATATTCAAGAGAAGAAAGATTAGACTTGAAAGGCAATTTTTATGGAGAAAGAGGAGCTAGATTAAAAGCTAACAAAGCAAGAACTACAATTAGATGTCATATTTCATCAGTTGTAGCAAAAGATGTTGTTATTGCAAAAGGTACAAGATTTCTTTATAAAAATTGTATGTTTTATACAGAACAAGAGTACAAAATAAGAA